GTATCGCCACGACCAAAGGCTTTTTGTCCGGCAGTACCAATAAAATAATAACTATCTCGCTTAGGAAAACGCATCTCTTGTTTACTATCAATAGACAGGGCAGGCTTCACTTCCATATTGTCTATGTAGTATTTTACAGCAGCAAATAAACGCTTGGTGCTTTCTCGTTCATGGGAAATAACCACAGCGTTTGTAGATTTTTTAATACAGTCAATTAGCTGATCAGCATCAATTACTTTACTAAGGCCCTTTTGCCTGGCTTTTACAATTAGGTTTCTACGGGTCTTTCGTTTCCAATAGTATAGCTGGGCAACGTTTAATTTAAACGGTACCTTTACGCCCCGCTTATCCCTAATCTTTAATAGGCTCTGTATTAGGCTTTTGTTGTCCAGTGCTATCTTTTTCATTTTCTTTTTTGTCTAGTTTTTCGTTTTCCCTTTCGGCTTCATCAATTAAATCTTCTAGGGTTCTATCGCCAGACACAACCTCGTTAAGTATTTTTTGTCTATATTTACTATGCACCCGTTCAAGATAAAAGCGAATACAGGCACCGTCGCCTGTTCTTATTTTTTGAAATAGTCTGTCTTCTACTTCGCCGTCCCGTTGCTTAGCTATGCGTTCTACCTCTACTGCAAATTTAGGGTCTGTCTTTACCCATAAATAATAAGTACGCCTGGCTATACCAACGTTCTCGCAGGCCGAAGTTATAATGCCCATGCTACTCTCAAAGAATTCAAGGAAAGCTATTTTATTGTTTATAGTCCTGACCTGTTCCTGTGAAACTACACAGTACCCAGCGTTCAAAGTCAGTAATGTGTGCATTTCTGTGCATTGGTCTTGACTAATATCTTTATTCATATTCTAATTATATACTTTTTGTCCCCCCCTGTCGATGTTTTTCCTGGGCGAGTGGGGTTTTTAGTCTTTGGCTAGTCTTAGCCTATCTACTCCACTCCCCTATCGCATATAGTAAAATTGGGGTTCCCTCTCGAGGGGGGAGAGGTAGAGAATACGCAAGACATAGGGCTTTAATTCATTTTGATTTTTCGTCGCTAATTTCTCAAAAATTTTGGAGCCTCGGGGTCAGTTTCGCACTGCCGTCTGCTGGCTGGATTGCCAGTCGCTTTGCTAATTAAGCTACCGAGGCATGGTTTGTTTTCTTGCCTTTGTACATTCCTGCTCCTAATTCAGCTATTTTGCTAAACGGTATTTCCTGTACTGTTAGCTTTCCCCTACTGTCTTGATCAATAAAATATATATAGCGAAGCTGGAAGCCTGGCAGTTTTTTCATTTTTCTAAACAAGTGCATTTCATTTGGGCGGTGGGCTGAAAAGGTAATCTGATTATACACATTCCCCTGCTCGTCCTGGCGTAGACCATTGTTCTTTTTTATGGCAGTAAGTATAAAACCACTAGCCCTATAAATAGTTCCGTCGCCGCATTGTGTCCCGTCAGCATAAGAAATAATCCACTTAACCTGTGGGGCGTTTTTTCTGAATAGCTTTATAGCTATGGCTATGGCACGGCTTTCGGAGTTCCTGGGTAGGTAGTCGTCAAAGGCTAGGCGGTTTAATTCTATAAATTCATTCCATTGGGTACCCTCTACTAAGCCAATAAGTTTGCTTTTGTCAGTGCTGGGGCCAAAACTCATAACCCCGTGTAGATCCCCCTCTAGGAAAGCACCAAAATGTACCTGGCTATTAGGTACTACTTTGCCGCTATAATGAACCCGTTTAATAAATTCATTGGCCACTTTGGCAGGAATTACGGCTACTCTGATTTTCTTTGCTTTTCCCATTGGTCTACTATTGTATAAATTGCATTGCCGTTTTTGTTTTTGTTTCCTAATATTTCAGCTTCTTTGTTATCAACCTTGGCCATGGCTGCCTGTATTGCAATGGCCTGTTCATTTGACAAAATAAAGGTAATCTGTTGGAACTTGCCTTTTTCGGCAGTTGGTAAATTAAAGGTCTGTTCGTCCTGGGCATGGTAGAAAAGCAGGTCATCATCTTCAAAGCCAACGTCTTTTAAAAAGTCTTCGTCAAAACTTAGCAGCTTTTCATTATCCCAACCCCCTACGTTTTTATTTAATCTTATGTTTAGTTCCTTTTCCTCTGCGAGTGTAAGCTCTTTATTTGGCACTCTAACGTCAATTTCTGTGAAGCCTAGGTCAGCGTACACCTTGACCCTTTGGTGGCCACCTATCAGCACGTTGGCCCTTGTACCGGTATTTATAACAACAGGCTCAACAGCATCAAATTTCTCAATGCTTTTGATTAAATTAGCCCGTTGGTTCACTGTCAGCTTCCTAGGGTTATAATCGGCTGGCAATAAATCTTTGACGGGGCGTTTTTCATTTGTCCAAATAAACTTTCCCATAGTCTTATTATATCATTTTTTGCCCATAAAATAAAGGTCTACATCAATGGCACCATGTCGTCGGTAGGCCTCTTTGTAGTTATAATATCGCCGGCGTTATAGCTTCGACCGTCATAACACATTGTCCTTTTTGTATAATATTTATGCTTAGCCAGTTTTACCTCTTTCCTAAAATTTGACTTCACACCCCTAAAGCCTATTGAGTAATCTACTTTGTGTTTATCAAAAAAGCGGGCTTGGTCAGTCTTCCGGTGGCGGTAGTATTTATAATCATTTTCATTTTTAATTACTATATGGTCAGGCTTATGAATTACTATTGCATCAGGTGTATAGGCCACGCTTCGTTTGGCTTTCATCATGCTAATAAACCAATCGGAGTGTTCATAGGCTACCTTGATTTTTTCGTCCCATGGAATACCTATAATACTTTCACGCCTAGCTACAAAAAAATTAAAGGTAATATCGCATTTTTGGTAAACAAGCCTGCTAGGTATGTCGTATAAATTATGCTCGGGGTTCATTTTCTTATATTCAAAGTGATCGGGGTATATATTTATAAAACCCTGGTAGTCTAAAATCTTGCCACGTTCACGGATACGCCCACCAATTAAATCAAAGTCTTTGTTTCCTCGTAGAAACTTTAACATTTCTCTAACCTTAGCTTCTTTATTGTAGTAGAAGTCGTCGTCGCCAACTAAGATATACTCAGTGTCAGCTAACTCTACTAATCTATTTCGTGCATAGCAAACGCCGCTATCAAACGGCATTAAAAAATAACGACCACCTCTAGCATGTATATATTCGTGTAGCTCTTTATTGTACTGGCCGTTTTCTGCTACTAATATTTTTATGTCTTTGTATTCTTTATGTAATGTTCTTATGCACTCGAATGTGTACTCGGGGCGTAAGAAACTAATTAATACTGCGGTTAGATTTTTCATTTATCTGTTCTTAATTTTGTTGAAGATATGTCCTTAGTTCTTGGTAGGTAAACTACTGGTACGCCTAGGCCCTCGCCACCAAAAGTCTTGGGTGTCCAGTCGTCGCCTACAAAAATAAAGTCAGGTTTAAACTTTTCTACTGCTTGTTTTTTTGTAAAAAATATTGCCTGGATATCTACCTCATCAACAAATTTCATTGACTTAACTATTTGCTGGCGTAGCTTTGTATTTATAGCTGGTCTATGCCCTTTGTTTTTTTCAATATACTTATCACTAGAAACGCAAACAATAAGGTGGTTGCATTTAGCTTTAGCATTTTTAAGTAAATTGTAGTGGCCTTGGTGGAATATCTCGAAAGCCCCAAAGGTTAAACCAATTATAGGCCTAGTGTTTTGGTTAGTCATTTTTAATTTCTTTAAATTTATTCATGCCTAATATAGCCTTGTCGCTTGTATAACAGGAAAAGTCCTTGCGGTGTACTGGAGTTTTCCAGTCGCCATAGCGGTAGGTTAGATAATCCTCAACTTCGTATGGTATTAAAAATTCAAAACCTTTAAACTCAAATCGCTTTTGTTCTTTGTAAAATTTAGCTGGTACTTTTTTATAAACTAATTTTTTGCCCTGGCGTATAGTCCACCAACCATTATCTTCCCTAACTTCTTTGAACATTAGGTCTAGCTTTAAATTATGTTCATCGACTAAAGAAATTTGGGCTGTTCCTTGGTCGCCTTTTTTCCAATAGTGATAAAGTGCTAGGCCGTGCTTTCCCATGGCTTCTATAATATTTAAAACCATGTAGTCATTCACTGGGTCAATAGTGGTTAGGTCTATGTCGTCATGATCATCGTCGCAAAAGTCGCCGTCCCGATAAGCACCCAGTAGCGTGCCACCGTCCAACATGAAGTCAATTTTAAAAAAGTCTAATACCTCTTTCAATTTTAAGAGGTTGTCAAAGGCTTTAGTTTTTTGCTGTTGTTTTGATAATTCCATATTGTTTTAATAAGTTTTTCTTAGATTGCTCGAACTTTGGCCACTCTACCCTGTCAATTTTTTCATGCACACGTTTGCCATGTACGTTATACCAACGTGTACCATACCAGTGATGAAAGGCTAAAGTTTCGTCGCCTAGTTTATAATTATTTCCTATAACATCAGTGTAGATTGACTTTTGATATTTTAGATATTCTACTTTGCCACCGGCACTAAGTACCTGGAAAAAGAAAAGTATGCCTACGTCGAACTTGGCACCGTCCACATTCTTTGGGGCAAAACTCATTTTGTTTTTTAAGAAATAATCTTTTTCAAAAAAAGCAACGCATGGCCTTATTGGTTTTAGTTGGCCACCCTCACCGGCTAATAATTTTACACCGGACTTTTCATAGTATTTAACTATTTTTAAGTCCCAGTCTTTCAATAAAATATGGCTATCAATATCTAGGGCCATAATATATTTACCCTGGGCATCAGCTACTAACTTATCTAAACCACCAGCGTGGCCTATGTTAGCTGGGCTGCTATTGTCGTGTATAAGAATTTCTATACTTTCAAAATCGTTAGTGTTTGCTTCTAAGGAGTTTAGTAATAACTCTTTAAAATCGTCGCCGTAATAGTTAACTGCTACTACTGAAATTAAAGGTGTTTTTTTATTTTCCATTTGGTTTTTTTAAGATTAAATTATAAGCGTAATATTTTGTTAAAATTTCTTTGCCAGGGTGTTCTTTACCATTGCTAGCAACAAATTCAAATAGTGGTACTTCCGGGGTGGAGTGTCTTTTAGCGAAGCCCTCACCAAACTTATTGCCTTTAATAAAATAATAAAAACTTTCTTTGTTCCAAAAACTAATATGTGTTGGGTCTTGTACGCTAGCCGGGCAAGGAAAACATGGCACCTCTATTTTTATAAATCCACCTGGCTTTAGTAGATCATAGAAAAACCGCATTACTTTTACTTTATTGGCCGGCTGTATGTGTTCTAAAATATGGCAGGCCCTTATTTCGTCAACGCTATTTGCTGTTATATCTATATCTTTTTCTACATTATAAAAATGTTTAAAAAGTGCAAAGTCAAAATTTTCTATGTCAAGACAAAAGTCAGCCCCTACTTTAGGGTCACTGTCTACTGTTAAATAATCTTCAAAGTGTCTGCGGCCACTACCCATGTCTAGCTTTATCATTTTGTTTTTATTACTAATTTAACTAACCATAACCATATACGCCAAGGTATATATTTAGGCTTAGGCTTCATGGCGTTGCCAATCATTTTGCCCATTTCCTCGGCTCGGTCTTTAACAGTACGGCGAAACATTTGCCTTATTTTTTTGCTTTGTTTTCCACTCATTACATTGATAGTTTAACTTTTAAATTCTTCTTTAAATCTGCTAAGCGTTTATTTACCCTGGCCTGTTCGGCTGGGGTTCTAATATCTTTTTTATCTTGTATGGCTTGCAGTTCCTCTTGCTGTTTATTTTTTTGTGCCTGCCGCATGGCTATTACTGACTGCGGGTTTTTTTCAATATGTGTTTTTATAAAATTCCGTAGGGCAGCTTTGTAGTTGCTATAACTTTTTCCTTTAGCTTCGCAGTAGTCAATAACATCTTCGGCTCTATCCTTTACGAACTTAAAATCTACAAAAAACTTTTCGGCCAACTCTTTTATATCTGCTTCTGGTAATGCCCTTAGATATGAAATTGAACCAGTGTGTTTTTTTGGTTCTTTGAATAGCGGGGCTTGGCCACTGTTCTGTTTTTCTAAAAATATTTCTATAATTTTTATAGCTTGCTCTATGTTTACTTTAAAATTTAATGTAGCTGGGCAACCGGCTAGCTTTTCTTCGAGTACTCCCAGCTTCCTGCCTATCTTCCGGGCAGTATCTTGTTCACGCCTGGACAAACCAGTTTCTTTATAAATATCTTTATGGGTTTTATAGATCCACCCGTCTTTTGTTTTATCAGTCCAGTAGTATAGCTGGCTCCAAAGTATGCCTAGGTTGACTGACTCAAACGCCTTGCCGAGTAATGGCTGGTAGGCTATTGGTCTTTTAAAAAATTCCATTATAGTTGTGTTGGTCATGGGTGTATTATACATCATTTCTAATTATTTAGCAATACTTTTTCTGCACAGTTTTTACACATTACCAGTCTTGATAGTCCACTTCGTTAGGGTATGGAATTACAAGAGCTAAGCCACTATTAATGCTTAGACCCTGGGGCAAGGTAGGCAGTGCTGCCCACTTTATACACGTTTCCCAATAATCTCTATAAGCACCACTGGAAAGTTCCGTAGTGCTTAAAACTCTATGGTAGCGTACACCGGTAGAGGTTATTGCTTCTAAGCGTAGGAAAGAGTTTTTTAAAAATTCGTGGGCTTCTTGATCTAGTATGTCCATAGCTTCTGCCACCATGCGAACTACTACGGCGTGGTAAAACTTTTCTTCTTGCCTAGACCTCATTTTTGTGTGTGGCTTTATAGTTATATCTAACTCCTTGTCGTCCATAACTAATAAATGTTTTTGTACTGCTTCGGGGTCATTGAAAACAAGAGTGCCTGCTTTAGCTTTGCCGTGCCACTTTGGCCAAATTTTACGTTCTTTTAATGCCATAATTATTTTATAGTTTTTTTATTACATCAAATATAATACTACTCATACTGTCTAGTCTTCGCTGGCAATACATTTTTAAAATACAGTCAGGGCAGACTTCGTACTTAAAAATAAACAGCCGGTCAAAAACAGAGTAATAATCTTCATGGCACTTATCACAATTCAAGTGCTTGTCTTTGTCTAAAATTTTCTGTGCTTTGGCGACTGTCATTTTTTAAATCTTTTAGCCCAGCTTATTAATTTTTCTATTACCTTGGGCGTACTCATAAAAATAGTAGCCTTACAGTGTGGACACTCTACATAGTGCAATGGGTCGCTTACCGTATGCCAGGTGGCATGATAGACTTTGCCTTTTTTTATTGTTTTATCTTCTGCCATATTACTCGTTATTACAAATTACATTGTGCTTTTCTGATCTAAACTCTATTAGCTTATAGCCTATTTCCGGCGATATAAAATCCCCGGTGGTAGCTTCCACCCAGGGCATAAGGAAAGCATGCTCCCTACCCTCTACAACGGCTATGGTACTTTCTATTCCCATTTCCCGTAGCTTGGCTTGTAGGGCCTGGCTTTGGTCATAGCAATTATTTGTTTCCCGGTTATAGTCTATAATATCAATATCTTTTAAAGCGTTGCGGAAAGTATGAAATTGTGCCAGGTGGTTAGCTTCATTGGTCAAATAAATTTCATTGAAGCCGGCAGCTTCTAAGTCTGTACGTAGCTGTTTGTTCTCAGTTTTTACCCAGCCACTAGCGTAAGTTTCCAGGCGTAGAAGTAAGCCCAGCAATAATATAACAAATATCGCTGCCAGCCATAAAACTATGTTTGTACTTTTTTTCATTTTTGTTTTAATTTAATTTTTCTGCCTGGGCATCAAAGCCGTCAGCTTCCTTGTCTAGCTGGTCAGCCTCGTACCTTTTGCGTTTAGCTTTTTGTCGGCGTTTATAGGCTTCGTCTTTTAAAAGCTGTTTTGATTTATTGAAAGACATTTTAATTTATTTTATTTTGATAAGCTAATTCGCCGTAAAACTCTTTTGCTTTTTTATTATAGACCATTGCTGCTTCTTTTTCTGATCTAAAACTACCCAACCATATCCTCTTATAACGATATGTAATGTATGCTCTCCATCGGTTAAATTTATAATCACAATAAACACCTTTATATATAGAAGTCTTATTGTCTGATTTTTTATTATTATGTGCTTTATCGCCAACTCGCCAATACTCTAAATTAGATTTTCTATAATCAAGGTTATTTCCATTTAGGTGTACTAATCTAAAATCTTTTGATTTAAGTTTTGGTAATAATAAATATTCCATACCCATGCTTCTCGATATTTTATCTTCTTTTCCTTGGTAGCAATGATATATATTTTTTGACTTTGGGTCAGAGTGCCAACTTAACCTTGACAAAACGGGATAATCTTCATCATCTACAATAGCATATTTATTTTGTGCTAATTTTATTTTTTTCATAAAGACTACTTAAATATTTAAACTCTTGATCCCAGTCGTGCCGAGGGTACTTTGTTTTTACTTCGTCCCACAGGCCTAGTTCTTTGGCTCGTACCAGGGCAATGTAGCGGTTATAACTTTTAACCATAGCATTACCCCTATTGTGAGCTGTACAGCACCCTACAATAGCCCACACTTCGTTTATCTGTTGTTTGTAGACAAAGGCGTGCTCCCACTCTATACGTCCACGACAAGCGTTATTTGGGGCTCCTGGCAGGGTGTAAATACACCGCTTCATAAACGGGTCTGCTTCCAGTTGCTCTCTTAGTTCACTTGGTATTGGTCGCATTGTATTTTTCGTCAAACTTTTCCTGGCTAGTGCCTAATAAAATAACCATGTCAATTAGGGCAACTAAAGCTGGTATGAAAGTCCAACAGAATATAAAATACAAAATTGCTTTTCCCGGTTGGTTTAAATAGGCTTTGTGTAAGCCTAGCCCACCAAAGAAAAATGCAAGCAATACTGCTACTGTTCTGTTTTTCATTTCTTTATAATTACTTTTTTAAAAACTTCTTATAATTTTTTGGTCGTTTGCATAGATCCCACCTTGAACAATTATCTACAGTACAAACCCAACCGCTACCGTCATAATAAGGCATGTGTTTACTTTGCAGATGACCACACTGTTTACATTTTTCCGGCTTAGGCATGCTATCTTAGTTTAGCTTTTAGTGCATCTAGCTTTTTATTAGCTATTTTAAAATCGCACTGACCGTTAGAGCAAATAGTAAGGTTCTCGTCTTCGCCGTTAGGCATTAGCTTATGTTTGCACTTTGGGCATTGGTCTTTTTTTAAGTTTGTCCAATTCATAATAGTGTTGATTGTTGGCTTATGCTTACGCCATTTTGTTTAAATATATTTTGCATTGAAGTTGGTATTGTTTCAAACCAGTTAGTAATATCTTCGTAGCGTATGCGACGTTTTAAATACTTGCCTGCCCTTTGACTTTCTATCATTTCCGGGTACTGGCTAGCTAATTCTGAAAGCCTAGCTGATGCCTCATAGCCAACGTATAACTCGCCCAGTGTTCCCCGCATGAAATCTTGGGGTAAAAACCATTTGCGACCACGTTCTTTTGCCATGGTAGCTATTATTTTTTCGTGTTGTGTTTTCATAAACCTATCTCCTTTTCAACTAATTTATTTATACCTTGCCAGGCATTTCTCATTCTGATTTTCATTTTCAAAATGTCTGCCAGGCTTCGGTTTGTTTTAAAAACTCTTACTTCGCCAGTTAGGTGTGGCACGCCAAACTCGTCGGCTTCGCTAACTGCCCAGGCTAACTCTATATCTTCCGGTATTTTTCCGGTTAAGGCATAAAGCACCACTGCGTAAAATGTTATTTGACCATGCAAATTTACTTTGTCCGGGTTCCATTTAGTAATGCCTGTTTTGTATTCTTTAAACTTCCTGCCGTCTTTGGAAGCTGTATCTATTCGAGAGAACAGGGGAATTTCTAATTTATCAACAGTAATAGTTGCTTTATAGTCCCAGTCCATTTGGTCTAGTTTTTCAAACTTGGCTATAACGACATCTTTCATAAGGTCGCCTGTGGCTTCGCCGGTTTCTAGTGCATCAGCAATTTCCTTGCCCAGGGCCATACCACGATTTATTGGTATAGCCTCGCCCTCTAGGTAGGTTTTTTTATAGCGTTCCGGCGACTTCTCAAATAAGTCAAGCTGTGTCCAGCTAAGATATGGTCTAGGTGTTAGCATTTAACCTTTCGTCAATTTGTTTAAGTAATTTGTCTTTGTCGTCCTGGCTATACTTTTTAGAACCCTCTATTTTTTCTTTTAGCTCGGGTAGTTTTTCAGCAGGTAATTTGCCTATGGCATTGGTAGCTTTATCAAGCATAGTTTCGGCTGGCTTATCGTCAACCTTTTCTAATTCCTCGGGTGCATATAAACCGCTTAGCAATTTAGGGAAGCCCTTGCGTAATGCCAGTGCTTCGGCACACTTACCAATTTGCCCCTTAGGCATTTTTTTCCACATAAAAGCCATTTTATCTGCTGGGCAATATTCAACCCAGTGGGCTGTCGCTGTGAAAGGGTAGCGTTCCCCGTTTTCCATTAGTTTGTAAACAGTGACGGTAGCTTTTATTGGCAGCTTAGTGTTCTCGTCCATTTCAATTATTGGATCATCACTACCAGCATATTGACCGCCACCCTCAGCAATAGCCCGGAAGCCGTCAATGCCTACCTGTATTTGCCCAACTTCCTTGCCCTGTTTGCTGTCCCAACGCTTTACAAAATGAACCTGGCGTAAAAACGGATTGAGTCTAGCACCAACGCAAACATTTAAAAAGAGCTTCAATTCATCATCGGTAGCACCTTTGGCTAGCGTTGACTTTATAAGCTCTATTTGTGGCTTGGTCATTTTCTTGAAAGCGTCCTCAGCATCATTGCTAGTTAGGTGTTTCTCGACTATTTGTATAGCCTGCTTTTTCTCTTTAACTTCTTTTGCTGGCTTCTCTTCTTTGACCTTGCCTGGTTTCTCTTTTTTTTTAGCGACTGGTTTTTCCCCGTCTTTTTTCTTTGGTGCGGAACCAATCATTGTGTTTTTTGTGTTGTCTTGCATAAGATTTTTTATTTAAACTAATAAACTATTTTTTACCAAAAACGGCATAGGGCGACGTGTGTTCCGCCAAACCTGCTTTTGGTTTTACAAAATATACTACTTCGCTTTTCTTTACTAGGGCATAAACATCGACCTTACTTGGCAGTACACTTGGTTTTTCACTGCCTATTTTTACCCTGTGTTTGTTGTCAACCAAAATGTCGTATGGCACATCAATGTCTGACACGTCCCTTACGCTATAACCAAACTTCCAAAGTTTGTTTTTAACGACTTGTATTAAGTTTTTGTCTGCTTTTTCCATGGTTGTATTATATATCATTTCTAATTATTTAGCAATACCCTACTGTGGACAATATGCCCCTGGGTACCCGCCGGCTTTTGCCTTGGCTAAAACTGCTTTTAAAAATTCGTGGGCTTCTGCAAAGGTTTTAAATTCGCCGTAATCAACGGGCATGTCTTGCCAGGTATAAACCTGCACGTCAATATAGTCCATTTCTGTGGTTTTTTCTTTAAAGGTTGCTTCTACTTCATGCAACCATTTGTGTGCATGGTACCACCAAAAATTTATGCGGTGCCTGGGTGCCTTGCCGTCTGCTCTGTAAACAACTAGGTCTATCATAACCGGTCTTCCAGCTTCTTTAAAATACTGTCCTGTATTTGCTTTTTAATAATAACTTTATCGTCCCTGGTTAGCCTATATTTTTTATAGTCCTTTAGTGGGAGTGGAAAAAGAATATTAAGTTTACCAAACCTAGTTTTTACCCAGCTAATTAAATAAGCTAGGTTAACTTTTTCTTTGCTAGTACCAAAACGTTTAGCCATTTGGTCGGGGCTTAGCCTTTCCTCGGCTAACACCTTGTAGTCAAAAACATTCTTGGGGTATTTATTTATTCTTTGTTTTCTAAACATCTTTTTTTTCGTTAAGGGCTTTGCCGTCTGCTATACCCATTTTATAAACTTCGTCCAGCTTCCCGCTATATAGTTCAAAAACCTTAGCCAGCATTTTAGCTAGATCACCCCGGCGTTCTTTTATCTCGGGGCAAAACTCATGCACAATTTCTGCTAGCCTGTCTTCTAACAATATGCCTGTGCCGTTGCATTTATCGCATAGCTCTAGGTCTTCACGCTTCACGTTGTCCTGTTTAATTTTACCTAGTCCGCCACACTCACCACACTGCCTAATTTGGTTTAACATTGTTTGCATAAAATTTATATTAAAGTTTTAAATCTTCTATTGCCTGTTCCTGCTCTTCATCGCTACCAAAATCAGTTATAGGTTCTTTGTCTGACATTGGTTCGGGGTCTGTTTACTGCCCTTGGTTAGCCCTGGCCTTACGCCCAAACTCAAATTTTTCAGCAACCACCTCTGTGCTATAACGTTTACTGCCGTCAGGTGCGTCCCAACTTCTATTATTTATGCGACCCTGTATATAAACCTCGTCGCCTTTGTTCATGTATTTAACCATAACTTCTGCCATTGAGCCAAACGCTACTACCTTATGAAACGTTGACGGCTTTTCTACTTCGCCACTAGGGGTTTTATAGCTTCGGTTCGTGACTAAAGTTATATTAGTTAAAACATTCCCACTTGGTAAACTTACCAGTTCCGGCTTGGCTGTTAGCCTGCCACAAATTTGTACTAAATTTAAATCCATTTTATTTGTTTTTAATTTTTTATATATTTTAAAATGTGTTTTATTACTTCGACTGTCCAGCCATTGCCAAGTGCTTTATATCTTTGGGGGTTTGATATTCCCTCAGTATAATTGTCCGGCAATGTTTGTAGTCGTTCACATTCAATAGGTGTTAGCTTTCTAATATAGCCCTCAACTAATATGCCATGCTTATCTTGCCCGGTTAAAGTATAAAATTTATTTCCCTCTGAAAATCTTTGACCTCTTTGTCTTTGGTCAACCCTGTCGGGAGTTAAACAGCCAAATAATAAATGGTTATTTTGCTCCCATGAATTAGCAGATATAGTTGGCGACTTCTTACCATTATTTCTTAGCCCACCTTTATTATTTCCTCTTTTCTTATTGACTACCCCTAACAAATATTGTCCCATTTTGGCAGCACCACCGCCAGCCTCACCGGTTAATGTAATAGCTTTGTCATGAATATAATAAACCCTATTTGCCTGGCTATCTTTTCTGAAATAACCAACCTTTCCCCTCTGCACTTCTTTATCTAAAATTTTTAGTGTTTTGTCAAAAGGCACAACATAGTCTTCTAAATCTTTCATTCCCATGTTGTCAAGGTTTTCGTGAATAATATCTTTTAACATTATCCCCCTGTCTTTTGGCAAATCTATAACTGGTATGTTAGTCCAATAAAGCCGTTTTCTATTTTGAGCCGAAACAATATTGCTGTTTAGAATTATTGGTTTAACGCCCAGGTGTTCGCTTATTATATCTTGAAACTCTTGCTTCATTTTTACATTTTCCAATAAAAAGTATTTTGGTTTTACTTCTTTTAATACCCGTACAAACTCAAAGAATAATGCTGATCGTGGGTCATTAAAGTTTAACTGCTTACCAGCAAAGCTAAAGCCCTGGCATGGGCTACCGCCTATAAGCAAGTCAATATCTTTAACTTCAAAAACTGGTTTATGCCCACTACCATAAAATAGGTATGGTTCTTTGTAGCTAATATTTTTAACGTCGCCAAGTTGCTTGGTGCCTGGGTAATTTCTATTTGTAATTTCAATAGCATGTTTATCTATTTCGCTGGCGTAATATTCTACGTCATAACCCAAACTATTTAGGGCTACCTGCCCGCAACTTATTCCGTCAAATAAACTCAATACTTTTATTTTCTTTTCCATAATTATTTATTCTAAAAATTCTACTTTAACCCTTATAAGCCCTAGGCTTGGTTCAGCCAGCATGCCAAAAGCATAACTGCTTAAATCTATAATTCTGCTTTTATCGGCAGGGCCATAGTCATTGACTAGGCAGGTTATAGCTTTATAAAAATATGGGTGGAATAGCCCGTCAGCTTCTAGTGGTTGCGGGTAGCTTACTTTTAATACTGACCCCCTGGGATAGTCCCTGGAAGCACACGTAGTTGCCACCTGGCTATGGCACGGCTCGTTTTCCTCTAAACAGCGTTGGTCGCTAGTTCTAAGGTCATAGTCGTACCAGCTAGCTAAACCCTCACCTGGCTCATTTTTGGGCTCCTGGGGGGCTGGTTTAGGCAATACGTCAATGCCCCAGTGGTCGCATTGTTGCTTTTGCCATTCTAGCAGGTAGAAGCTAGGGTAAATTTGAGCCTGGTTCTGCCAGTTATAACATTCTTTTTTTTCTTGCCGGTTAGCTGAATAGCTAATAGCATGAATAAATAATGCCACAGCACCAACTATCAATACAATTTTTAAAAATGTTTTCATTTTTGTTTTAGTAATTTTATTAAATTGAATACGCCACGTCCTTTTTGACCAGTCTTTTGGTTATAAAACTTTCCGGTGCTTGGCCAAAAATCAAACGTACCTACTCTATAATGCCGTGAACCGGCATTTAAAACTTTTACTTCTATGCCCTTGGCTTTCAGTATGGCTAGCGAGTTCTTTTCATTGCTAGCTTTTTTTGCCTGGCTTTCCTCGTGCATTGTTTCCCACATGTCAGCATCAGACATATATTTATTTCGCTATTACTTGAATTATATAACCAATAATTGCTATGGCTAATAAATCTAAATAAGAAAATCTTTTGTCTGTTATTAGCATATAATTATTTTACAGCTATTGTGGTTTCCTCTTTGACTACCACACCTGGAATTTCCACGCCGGCTAGGGCAACCTTTCTAACTTTTACTTCGTCGACCACCCAATACTCGTGTGGTATTTTTTCACGATCAACAATTTCCACCTTTTTAATTTTCTTTTGTTGCACCTGGCTAGTGCCGGTGTCAACAGTTTTTTTGGTGTCGCCTAGGTCGTCTAATTTCTTTACGGCTGTTTCCTCTTTTATGGTTCCCTTTTCAGCACGCTTGGCAATTTTATCTTCTTTTTCTTGGCGTACTCTTTCAACCTCAGTCATGTAGATATTTACTTTTGACTTTAGACTTGCTTCTGCTTCATTGCAGGCTTTCTTAAACGGTAGAAATTTTGCCCTGGCATTGTTTATAATTTCCTGGGCAGGTTTGGTAAACTTTTCTTTTTCTGCTTTCACAAATTTGCCTAGCACCTTAATATTTTTTATAGTGTCGGCTACCTTGCTTAGGTCTTTCTCACTTTCTATTTTGGTATTTTCGACGGTTTCGTTCATACCAAAAACTTTTTTTTCGACTACGGAAATATCCATAGTAGTGTTTTCTACTTCACCCATAATTGTGTTGGTTAAAAAAACTAATTAAATACTAATTTATTTCTGTGGCTTCACTTTCAGCCATTTCATTTTTGCATATATGGTTAACTACTTCTGTGCCACTGTCGATTGACAGGTACACTAGCCAGTTTTTATTTTCGTAGAGCTTGCGGGCTTCGGTGTCGCCTATGTTGCCGTGTTCTAAAATTGCTTTTTCTAATTCCTTTGTTTCTAGCTTGGTGTCAATTTTTGCACCAATTTGCCAGTTGTGGTAGTTAGCTAATAGTTCAAGGTTTTTTCTTGACCAATCACCTGTGAAATAATTTTTTGTAGCACACATAAATTTATTGTTATATTACTTAATTAAAACTCTATTACTTGTATTCTTTTTGTTCTTGCAAATTTTTTTACTGCGTTTAGCCTAGCCCACACACCATTTTTTAATACTGACTTACCGGTATCACTCCAAGTTAATTTGCCAACCGGCACGCCGTTTTCGTCCTCACCCTCGTGTTTGAAATTGAAACAAACTTTTTTTCTTTTACACATAAATTTTATCTTTAATTGTTAGCTAATAAGTTATACATATATTATAATTCATTTCTAATTATTTAGCAATACTCTAATTGTGGATAACTATTTATAAAAAAAACATATATTAGTAGTCTATGTCGTAATCTCTGATAATGATAGACTGCACATTACCGCCAATCCAGTTGGGCGGATATGTGCAACTGGTTGCACTATTCAGCCAATCTAAAGCTATTTATACACTACTTATAAACAGAATTGCCACAATAAAAAGAAGCGGTTTTACCCGCTTCCTTTCAACTCCTCACGAAGTAAGTAGTCAACTCCAACACACAGCCGACTTATTTTATTATAGCAGTTATTTGCCTGCTATGGTAGTCTTGCCGAATTCCCAAAGACCAACTCCGCCAAGTCCTAAAATTACGCCTACTATGCCACCAAGCACAGATAGCTGTATGACTATTAGGCCAACCGCCAACCCGATAAGTACAGAGGTTAAAGGTAGAAATCTTGCAGGAACTCTAACAGCCTGCTTTAGCACTTCGACTAAACCAATTACTAGGGGCAATAGCCATGCAGATTTTATCAATACTTCTTGCAGTGTAATGATGTCGATAATTTCTTTTTCCATTTCTTTTTATGGTTAATAATTTTTTATGTTATCTCTAAGTATTAGAGCTATATAATATATTACGTAGCCGGGCATCAATAAAATAGTAATTATTTTTTGCTGCCGACTATACATTATTTTATTTCAGCGTATTTAATTTTTTCCCAAAGGCTCTCGGGTATAGGTACTAGGTATTCGTTCTCTACGAAATAGCCGAATAGATCACACGGTCTACCATGCAAATATTTAAAGCCTATAATTTTGCCGGTCTTATCTCTTATAATAAGATAGGCCTGACCCTTAGCACCTTTGTTTTTTTCTACTCGAATAAACATAACCGCAGTGTTGCCAACGTCTTTTGTTTTTCGACCATTCATAAATAGCAACTGTTTCAGTGCGACTTCTTTTTTAAACTCGTCCACTACGCCAATATTTTTAGCATCAATAATTGTGTACCAATTAAAGTACATGCCACCTTTCAAGGTTTCCTCTTGGTGACCTAGCCAGCCGTTTGTTTTGTCCCGATCATTATAACCGTCGTAGCTATCTTTAGACCATATAGTTAACCTGCCCTGTTCTAGAGTAATTTTGCCACCAAAGTAATTACAGTGGCCACCACTCTTAGGGCTATTAGTTAACCGGAATATATTTTTTAAAACATTTTTAAAGGACATGCCGTTTACATAGTAGCCACCTAAACAACCAAAATTTAAAATACTAATCTGTGCAATACGTTCTAGGTTCCTGCTAGTAATTTTAGCGTAGCCTTTAGCCTGGTACTCTTTAGCTTTTTTATAAACAGTTTCGTTTTCATGCTTCCTGTTTCGAGCAAAAGCACTGTCCATATCCGGGTGTTGTCTACCGTCGTCTGTTTTAAAATATCTATAGCTAGGCACGTCTTCCTCTAAAGCAAACCCGTCCTTAACTGCACTGATGCAGGCCCGTACTATGTAGGTACCATAAGCCAAGGCATACTGCCAAAATTTAAAAATAGATGAAAGATCAACCCACTTGCCGGTTTCAATAAAGTTTAGCACCTGGCCATAAAAAGCCTTAGCCTGCCAAACGCAGTTGTCCATGCCTATCTGATTTTTACTCGGGGTTATAAAACGGCCATTCTCGGTGGCCATAATTTCCTGGGCGTAGGCAATAGACCAAGTACGTGATCTAAACTTCTTTACACCAACACGCTGTATATAAGCCATAATTACCTCTATATCGAATACAACGCCGCCCCTGACCTTAGAATAGTCTATTTGCTGTTCAGCTAGCACAGAGCCCATTATAGCCTCTGCATCGTAGTTTCTAGGGTCTTGTACGCTTTCTAGTTCCGGCACGCAGCCGTGGTTTCTATTTTTCATATATGTGTTGTTAATTTTAGTAAGTAGAGGGGGGAGTGTTTATAGCACACTGTTTTGTATATGCTCTCCCCCTTTTCCCCAGCAACGGGGGCAACTAAAGAACTATGTTTTTTTCGGTATTCGTTCGTCAATTATTGTTTCTAATTTTCCTATATGAACTGTCAAATTATTTATAGCCTGCATATTAGATTTTATACTTTCGTCCTGGGTGTGCATGTGGTTGGTTGCCTGTTGGATAAGTTCTAAATTTTGTTTAGTAGCTGCGTCTAGTTGGCTTTTTAATAAATCCATTGCACCCTTTTGTTTTTGGTCGGCCAATTCTGATTTTGCACCCTGTTTAAAAAAGACCTTATATGCTGTCAGTAGCATAGCAGCTAGAGTGAATACTTGTAATGCTACTGATAAGTCCATGGTTTTATCTATAAAAATTAGCTGTACCGGCTACGCTAGTCGTACCATCGCCGGAGTGGGATAGTGTTATTGTATTGCCACTCCAAGAAGCACTAAGCTGAGTGTGTTGTAATGACCAAGCGTTAAAATAAAGGGTCACACTTGTTGCTCCAATTTTAGCTAGCGTGACTTGGCCACCAAGACTGTAGCCACCCATACCACCACCAGTTAATTGAATTATAGCAAATCTTGCTCCGGCTGGTGCTGTGATAGCATCGGCGGTGTCTGAAACACTGCCCATATATTCCCACTTACCTTTTTGTATTAAAATTTGTGTAGCAGAAACAGCATAGCCTACTAAAACTTCGTAGGTACCCATTGAGTGGCCTATTGTTCCGTCATCTTGTACGTAGCAAGGGTCGCCAATAGTAAGCCCTGTGAAGCCACCAACCACGCCAGTTTTTTGTACTTGTATAGGATTGCCATTTGTACTACTACTTATAGCAAAGCCAAGAAATTCTAGCTTTGTTAGAACGTTGGCATCACACGCCATCCATTCATTCTCAGTCGCATCTATATAAACAGGTACCGGCAAAGTGGCTCCGGCTATTGTTTCGCCGGCATTTAGATCAACTATAAAACCTAAATTACGTAGCAGGTTCATTTCTGTATAACCTACTTCCTCGTCGTCTACTTTATTTTCTGGTATTATTCCCATATATTTTTTATACTGGTGTGAACGTTATTACAAAGTCTAGTGTTAATTTTTGTACGGCAGTTTTTGTAATATCAATATTTACATGGCTAACTAAAATGCCGGTGTCTGCTCCTGCGGATCCGTCGCTAACTATGCCAGCTTCCTTGTAGGTGCCGTCTGTTTCTGTTTGAGAAAAGAAGCCAGTACCATAAAGAATATTAGCCGCACTGGTTTTAGATTGTATAGTATTTCTATAAACCTCGGTGCCTAGCGTAGTGTCGTTTTCGGTCACGACCGTAGCATTACTGCCAAGTAAGCAGTGAGTTAAAAGCATAGCGTTGTCCGGGGTGGGGTCAGCAAAGTTATTACAAACCATGCCTAAGCCAGTCAAAGGCACCACATTATAGAAATATTTTATCTCTTTTTTTCCGGTGTTCACGTCTTCCAACGTAGCACGCCAAACACCATAAGCCCCAACCTTGTCTTTATTGACTGCACAGTGATGCTTTAATTTGTCTAATAAGTCTTTGTCCATATATTTATTATAACATTTATTTTAAAAGTTTGATAGCTTGCCTCTGCCGGTACGGAAAACACGACGTAAGTCAACACCAACGTCAGGTATCTTAGGGCCTAAAACATAAACAATATCGCCTGACGGAAAGGTAGTTGTTAATGCATCGCCTACCTCTACTTCGTCTTCCTGCAAATAATCGTCAGTGTTTATATTTACTACATCGCCTACGTTCACTTTGTCCCTAGGGTAAACTACGTGATGCAGTTGGGTGTCGGTGTCTTCTTGTATAAGTCTATCGCCCTCTCGCAGTGCTGCTATTAAAAAGTCAACAATGCCTATTGTCCGCAGGGTGGCTAATTTTACTTTCCACATATAGCGGGTAGGGCTAACCATTGTGTAGGTAGCTGACTGTATTATAAAATTTTCGTTAACATCAAGTAGTGTAGAATTTATATTGATTATTTGACCTGACCTTAGCCCAGGAGTGTAGGTTGTAAATTCGCCCTCTATAACGCCGTCCTCGTATGCTTCTAATTGGGCCTGGGCAAAATCAATGGCTTGATCACGGCTAACTAGCTTTTTGTCTATCTTGGCAAACTCGAACAAACCATATTGGGCAATAGAAGTTTCCTCAGATATTCTAACTTCCAGGGTAAAAAGTGGTATTGCTTCTACGGTTATATTATTAGCCCCGCTTTGGTCTGACGGTACGGTGGTTGTTTTAAAACGTAATGACTGTGCTTGAAAATTCCAGAAGCAGTCGTAGTCTTCCTCTTTGCTTAAAAAATCAACGCCAACGTCTTGGGCTACGCTATCAACTATAACAGTCGGTAGGTTTGCAAATTTATTAGACAGTGGAAATTGCAAACGTTCCCCGTCGCCAGCTAGGTACTCTAGCCTTTCGTCGTCACCCTCAATTTCGCCACCGGTAATATAAACCCGGTTTCTTATTTGTGATAAATCATTTTCAATTTCTAGGGTGTCGAAAATAAAGTTATCGCTAGTATCGGTTAAATTAAAAGGTGCTAATTCTGTATTTTTTTCAAAGAAATGTACGTCCTTATTATAGTCAACGTACCAAACAAAATTGGTTAAATCAGATAATCTTTGTATTGCTTCTACTAGAGGCACACGTTTAAAAACAATTTTGCTAACCGGTATTATACATACAACATTAGTGCCTGTGAAACTTCCGTCGGTAAAATTAGTAAGTAGATCTGCAATAATTGCCCCAACAGTCATGTCTTCGTATTGTGCCTGGACTAATTGCCTGTTTAGATCATAGGAATAATCCCTACACTTCACTGTATATAAAACCGAACTATTGCCGGTAGCTTCTTTACTAACAGAATAAATTTTGCCGCCAAATTCTCTTGTTCCGTCAATAGTTAAAATAACCTCGCTGTTTGACTCCGGCCTAAATGTTTGGCCTGCATGGTATATAATCTGGAACCGTAGGTCGTCTGCGAGGTAGTTTGCTTCGTCCTTTTTTTTAAGGCTTCTGCTTTTTATAATGCTGGTTTTATCAGCACCACCTATTGTTAAAACTACACTCATAATCTTATATTTGATTTTACTACTTTCATAATGTCGTTGCCTATTTGTTCAGCTATTCCCTCTTCGCCAACAAAGTTATTACCGGTAATAGTAATATTTAAACTAGCCCCGCCACCTAGCCCCGCCATTACTCGACCATGACTAGCTGGTGTAAATAATTCAGGGCCATGTTCGCCAACAAGCATTGTTCTGCCTGCCTGGACTGCACCACCGGCAGCACGTCCAAACCAGCCCCCTACGGTGCCTGCTACGCTACTGATAGCGTTTCTAGCACCCTGTACAACGTTTAGTCTTTTTATAGCATCAATTAAGGCTTGTATTTTTTCAACTACCCAGTTAACAATGTCGCCAAACTTTTGAAATGAACTAACCCAAAAGTCAGTGACGGCAGAGGAAAGGGCAGCACCGGCAGTAATTACCAGTGAAAGTAAGCTAGCTATTATTCTTATAGCTGTTATAGCTGCATATATAGCCCCCAGCAAAACAACACCAATAGCTTTAGCTAAAAATTCTAGCACCGGCAATAGTGGTGTCATGCTATCCCACAAATCTTTTAAGGCTGGTAATACCTGACTTACCCATAGGTCGTTTAAATCTTCCCACAGTTCAGTTAGCATAGATATAAGCCCTGTTTTTTCCTCGATGCTTTGCATGAAATTGCCCCAGTCTATTTGTGCCTTACTTAATATAATGCCCAGGGCGACTATGGCGGCGGCAACAATGCCAAAAGGGCCTGCCAATAAAGACACGCCTGTTATGATCGCCGGAAGTACCATACCTAATAAACCTATGCCAGCTATTAGTCCGGTTAGTGCGGCGGCGACAAGAATTATATTTTTAGTAAGCTCGGGGTGTTTTTCAATCCAAGCTGCTATTTTTTCTATTATTGGTAGTAATTTTTTTAACAACTGGTCAAACATAGGAAGCAACAACGTACCTATTCGTTCTTTGGTTTCCAGTATGGTAGCGTTTAGCTCTTGCTGCCTACGAATAAAAGAGTCGTTATTTTCCTCAAAGCCCTCTATTGCATCAGAGGAATTGTCAATTATTTGTGCTAGTAATGCCTGGGCTCTTATTTGCGTTTTTACTTCGGGGTCTAAATCTTTAAAGGCCTGGCCAGTTTCTAGTAGCCCCTCTTTCAATGCCCTGGCTTCTAGTGAAGTTTCCAGTGCATTTACACCATAACGCCGTAGTGGCTCGCTAGAGCCTGACAAGCCCGATTTTATAGCTTCTAGCACCTGTGTAGGGTCAACGTCGTTAAAGGCTGCGATTTTGTTTGAAACGTCCAGGAAGCCCTTAGACATATCTGCGGCCAGTTCACGTGATAAGCCAAGCGGTACCATTAAGTCTTGTAGGTCGGCAGCCATGCGTACAATTTCAGAAGTGGCAGTCGGCATTTCTTTTCTAATATCATTTACGAAATTTAACATGTCGTCAGAGTGTTCCCCGAATACAGTATTAAATTTGTTATAAGCACCCTCGGCAATAGCTACCTGGCTTATTGCCCCTTTTACACCAACGGCTATGCCGGCAAAAGCAGCACCACCAAATAGTGCCATTTTTTGAAAAGCAGGCTGCATTTTTTGCAGCTTGGTTTTCATAGTGTCAAGGTTTTGTCGAACACCATTAAAAGCGGCATTTGCTCTATTTTCCGCTTCTATAACAACTTGTAATTTGTGCGTAGTCTGTGGCATGTTATTTTTTTTGTTTACTTAAATCGTCAATGACCTGTACGGTTTGTTTGACGAACCACTCAGGCTGAGCCATGAAAGTGTGGTAATCCCAGCCCATAGACATGCAAACTAAGACTACGGTTTGACCGGAGTATCCCCGGCACCTAGAACTTTTTTTTTACGAAGTTTTTTAATTTCGTCTTGTATAAATTGATAGTCTTCCTCAGGCAAGCCTAAAATATCTTTTAATACATTATCAGTTTTTTCATTCATAGAAACAATAAACTTTTCTATTTCTCTGTGGGCCTGCTCTGTTATAGCACTTGCTACATTCATTTTGCCAAAGTTTGCACTGCCTCGTTGGTCAGGTTTTACGTCAACTGCACTCATAAGTGCATCGTCAATGTATTCGGCATCTTCGCCAGTGATCCAGTCTTTAATTTCCACTACTGCCTTGGCAGCCGGGGTTGTGATTTTTTTTGTTGGAGCTTTCATTTTTTTTTATTAAATTTATTATGATTGTACGTCGTAGTCGTAATCTTCAACAGTGTTAACTACGGTAATATTTATAGCTTCGCTATCTGTATCTGAATAGTGGGCTAATATAGTAAAACCGTCTTTTACAATATCGTCAATAGGCCTGTCCGGGTTAGAAGTTTCAAAACTTACTCTAGCAAGCTGAATAGTAATTGTTGGATTACTACCGCCGCCTATATCAATATCAGAACGGGTTAATGTAATTTGCATTGCTCTATAAGTACCTGCCATATAAAGGTCGTGGTAGGTATCGTCTTCATAGTCTAAAACAATATTACCGCCAATTTCTAACAAGCCTGCTAAAGTATCAGTTGGAGTTATAGAACCTATTGGCTGATTTTCTTTTCCGTTATTGGCAATGTTTAAACTAAA